CTGCTTTATATTTGGCTGCGTCAGCCATAGTTCTATTTGCTTTTGGCATCTTTTTCATTTGATCAACAATCATTTCAGCGTTACGAACTTGCTCTAATTTCTGAGCTTGTTCAGGATCGTTTTCCATAGAACCTTCTACACCTGGTTGCAACTGTTGCTGTTGTTGCATTTGTTCAGTCGCCATTTGGGCTTGTTGTAATAATTGTTCGTTGTTAAGAATAGCAGGATTAATCCATCTACTATCACCAGCTTGAACTTGTTTATTTTCTATTTCAATCTGTTTATCAATTTCTGATATATCATACTCAGGTTGGTGCAGAACATTTCTACGAACCCATTCATGGCTATAATATTTACCAATCATATCCTGAATGTTTCTAGCCCGATTAATTCTTCCTTCTAGAATTTCAGCATCTTTGAGTTCTGTAAAATAGTTATCCTTAGAATAATCATATTTGATGAAATTGGCCATTTGAGCCCAATCATCAAGAGTAGTAATTCCTTTAAGGATAAGCTGTTTTTCTAACATCTTAGTAAAGATATTAGCAAATCTTGCTCTCAAACGAATACAGAATCTAGTAAACTTTAATTCGTCTCTAGTAATTTCAGTAGCACGACCAATAGAAAATAATGCATCTGAGTTAAGACGACTGATAGGTACGTTCAATGCATTCAAGAATTTCTTCTGAAAATACAAAACGTCATCCATTTGACCCAGAGTATGACCGCCAGGTAGGGTAGTAACCTCCGTACCTCTACCACCATCACGACGAGGAAGCCAGTAATCTTCTAGCATCGTCATGAATTTGCGATCATCCCTTATGACGCATGTTTTGGGAATCATAAATTAATCTGTTTTTATGCTTAACCATAATGTCACGAACATACTGCTCTGCCTTCATCTTAGGAAGGTTACCAACGTCAATATACCAAATACGACGTTCTGGTGCACGAGCAAGACGGTAGATGACTAAAGCATCTTCAAGTGTTCTTAACTGATTCATTGCCTTAATTGCTTTATGCAAATAAGAAAGAACCATAACACCTTGATTGTCTGTTAAACCAGACACTGTATATAGAATAGAATCCTTGGCAATCTTAAGACCAGTAGTTGTTGGACCTAGTGCTTTATTACCATAGTTGAATCCCTTATCATTGAAAATAAAGTATTCGTTAACTGTCTTGGTAACTACTGCATCGCCTGGATTATTTGCTTGAACTTTTTTCTTCTGGACCTCACGGACTTTACGAATCTTACGTGGGTCAACATATCTAACTTCTTTAATGCCTGATGATGGATCAAGTGGATCAATAATTACATGATAATACAAACGACCATCAATATACCAACGGCGATAAATTTCATAAGCATATTTGTTAAATTCTAATAGTCTTAAACAATTATTAAATTCTTCTCTGATAACAGATTTAATATTATCTTTAATTTTTAAATCATCTAGGTTTATATTAACAATATGTTCTTCATCAATAGCAAGGGATTCGTTAACGATTTCATCAACAGCAGCATCACATTCTGGTTGTAACGACATCTCACGATATTTTGTGACAAGTTCTGCTTCGGATCTTACAGTTCCGTCAAGGTCAACATATGTTCCAAAAGCACCACCGGCAGATACGACGACTGCACCATCTTCTGCATCTTTAGGAGGTGCGAAAGATGGTAATTGAGTTTCTTCTGGTCTTTTTCTTTTAAATTCGAAGCCAAAAAGTTCAGCCAAGGTTCACCTTCTTTCTGTTTTTAGCAGCAATTGACATTTTTAATTTTGATTCAGCTGAGTGTTTTTTACCATAAAAACTATTACCAGATCCTAAATATGCAACTTTTTTGGAAGCTGATAGTTTTGCTTTATGTTCTTCTGTGAATTTTCTTCTCATTTTACATTTAGTTTCTTCTGAATGTTTCTTACCAAACATTCCATTATTTTCGCCAAAATGTATTGAAAATTCTAAATCGATTGATTTGTTGTTTGATTTATTAATCCAAATATCTTTTTCAATTACTTTCATTCTTTTCAAAACTTTTTCTTCCCAAGTTCTTGCTTTGTTAGCATCATCAAATATTTTTCTAACTTGAATTATATCTGGATCGCCATTTATTTTGGCGAAATTTTTTACATGTTTAGAAGAAGTAAAATACGAAACCCATAACTCTTCTGGACGGCAGTTCTTACTAAAACGAACTCCGTAATAAAATTTATTATATTTGCTCCATCCGATTAGATACGTATATGCCATTTACTTCTCCAAAAAACGGAGGGAGATTGACTCCCTCCTATTACATCAATATAATTTATTTATTAGGCTGGACCTAGAGGTCCGTCTACTATTGTAGAAGTTCCATACTGGTTTACGCCGCCAGCTTTCTTATCAGAAGCTTCTACGTTTGGTACCCAGTAATCATAGCAGAAGTTAACTGTGAATTCTTCAACAGCGTTACCAGAATCCCAACCTAGTGAAATGGCACCAAGCTGTGCTGGCCATGCACCAATAAGCATATAAGAACGAAGAAGTGTTCCATCCTTACCATACTGAATTACTTCCATATCAGTCTTATACTGTTCAGCGTTTAGATTTGGATCACGTACGTTAGAAACCAAACGGTTAATAGCATTGTTCCAAGTTTCAAACATTGAACGAACTGAGAAGTCTTCATCGTTCATTACAGTTACTGACCAATCAGCGAACGAACGCTCACCAGCAACTTTAATTTTTCTACCAAAATATGGAATTTCAATGTTAGAAACACTCATTTCTGGTAATTCAGCAGTTCTACAAACAAATGTAAACTTCTGAACTGATACGTTATCAATGCCTATGCCAGTTGGAACTGACAAATAAACATTGAAGAGGGATGGTCTGGCACCACCGTATACCAGACCGTTTGTTTTGAATGCTGCGATATTAAAAGGCATCTGTTACTCCCTTGAGTTTTATCTATTTATTAAAACTTACCAACAACTTCGGAGAACTGAACACCAGTTGGAACAGCAACGAAGTTAAGCTGGATGAAGTTGATGCTTCTTGCAGGCTTAATGTAGATGTCACCAATAAACTGATTGCTATCAATAATAGCAGGTGTATTGTTGGTTTCATCACATACAACTAGGAAGTCAGTAATACCACGGCGACCCTTAATAGTGCGTAGGTATGGAACTACCAAGTTCTTGAACTGTGCTCTTGTGAACGCATCGTTGAATTCAAACAATGAATACTTAGCAGCAGTAGCAATTGCCTTTTCAAGAACAATGAACAGACGACGAACATTGATTCTGTCAAACGCAGATGGCTTAGACTGTAGAGTCTTGTCACCAAATAGAACAGTTCCTTCTCCTGGGAATGTTACTACTGGGTTAACACCTACAGGGTAGATAAGGTCTCTTTCAGACTTGCGTGGGTTCCAAGCAAGTTTTACTAGATTCTTAATCTGACCACGGTTAAATCCTGCTGGTGACCACCAAGCATCATTAGTATTGTCAGTTCTTACACAAGTTCCAGCAATATCACCGTTTAGTGGGATCCAACGATATACGTTGTTATACTTGTCGTACTGATACTTATAACCAGAATCCATTACAGCGTATGAAGAACTATGTAGAGCGCCTCTCCATGCCTTAACATCTAGAGCTTCGTCTCCAGTATTGTTAAGAACAGTGTCTAGATCAGGAGATACGAAAGCAACACAGTCACGACGACCATTTGGATTCTGCTGATCGAATGAAGAACCACCAACAATATTGTCAATGATATAGTTGGCAAGCATGAAGTTCTTTACAGTTCTACCTTCAACAACAGTCAAACCACCAACTGGCTTACCCTGAAGAACTAGTGAAATATCAATATCTTCAGCAGCAGCGAATAGGTCATAAGCATCACCTAGAATGCCTAGAGTTGCATTAGCTTCGCTATGACCATCAGCACCCAATACTAGAGGAATGCTTGCTGGAGCGATTGATGTTGAAGAAGCAATAGTTCTAGCAGGTGCTGAAGTAGCAACTGATCTATCACCAGTCCACCAAATATAACCTGAGTTCTTGTTAATCACATCCTTATAGTAGTTGTTTGTGCCGTCAACGTTCTTAGAGTCTGTTGCACGAGAAACGCCCTTATAAACTTCAAGGATAGTTCCTGGAACGCCAGTGAAGTCGCCATCGTCGTCAACAACTACAACATGAAGTTCGTCCTGAGCAGCAGTATTGCCGTTGTATAGAACGTAATCTGACTGACCTGGAGCAGTATCAACTACATTGAAGAATTCCCAATAACGCTGGATTGTATCTGATACATAATCAGAACGTAGACGATATGGATCTTCGAAGTGAATCTTAAGTAGAGTTGTATTAGCAGTAAACTGACCAACAGAGTCAGCAACGTTACCAGTTATGTTAACTGGCTCGCCGAATGATGTTAGTGCTAGCTTGAAGCCAAGAGTGTTAGCCTGAACAACATAGTAGCTATCGCCATCAACTAGACCAACGTCGCCAGAAGCAGCTGTGGTATATGTTACATAATCACCATTGGCGTATGGATTAGCTCTGTAGAGTTGAATTAGCAACACGAATGAAGTTTGAAATGCTGTCAATGTCAGTGTTACCATCAAAAGATACAGCGTTTGCATAGTATGGTCTTGCTGCAACGTTTGCAACAGCAGCATTCGCAAGAACTTCTGTTGAAGTAACCTTTAGATACTGAAGACCAATTGCAGAATTACCAGCAAGTAGACGATCATACTGAGCGATCTGAGAAGCAAATGTCTGGGCTGCAAGAACCTGAGCAGTGCTGATTGTTGGTAGTCTTACATAAGCTACGTTTGAACCAATATTAAACTCATAAAAATTTGAACCTGTTCGCTTCACATTTACTTCTTGAGCAAGTTGACCTTACTCTTCATTAAAAATTGCTTGAGCTTGTTTTTTTTGATTATTTGGGTCGTACAATTGAAATTTCAATTGATCTTCGGCATAGTCTTCTTGTAACTCAAAGTAAAACTTACCATTTTGTAAACCATAGACAGCACCATCATCTTTAAATTTCATTTTATAATAAACCGGCTCAATAGTTGGCAAAACTGGAATGTAGAACTTGTAAGTTTCTGATTTGAATGCAAGCGAATTGTCCATGATTTTTTGCACTTCCCAGGCATACCATTTTCCTTCTTGCAATGCAGGTGCATCATAAGGGTAAAATAATTGATTCTGAGATAAATGATCCATTCGAACTAATGGTGAATTCATCAAAATACCTGCGGAAGCATCCTGGTTTTCTTGTAATTCCACGACGATAATTTGATAATAATCACGTATACTGTTAGTTGGAATTGCTCCCCAAAGTGACCAAGATAACAATGGATTTTTGGTTGCAATAGTATCACCATCCATGGGCATGTTAAGTAATATACTTTCCTGTGAAAAGGAAATTCCAGAACAGAAAAGGAAGCAAAGAAGCATTAATTTGAGTCTCATGAGCTATTTTAATTGATAGGTTAAATTTGATTGAATGAAAAATGGAAATCGAGCAAATCGATCAGGATCGTAGGTATTATAAAAATCACCAAGTATTAATTTTTCTGCTCTTACTTGCAGATTTAATTGTGAAGTAATGGCATATAAAACTCCTAAATGACCTCCCACTTGAACGTCGTATTTGGAACTTTTTGCAAGCTTCATTCCTATGGAAAAGTCTAATTTATTGTGTTTGAATTGGGTTGCATTTTGAATCAACCAAGTTGTGTTTTGTCCTGGAACACTTGGTAAAATGGATTGAAAGTAGGCAAGTGTAAATGTGTTTTTTCCTGTTTTAAAACGTGTCAGTTGATCGGCACTTAAGTGCGTTAAATTTGTTTCTCCTAATGCAGTTGTAATCTTATAAAAATCAGCCTGAAAACCGCTGACATTGCTTAAATCAAATAACTTTGAGTTTCCGTTTAATGAAAATGAAGCCATGTAATTCATGGATTGAGAAAGCGAAACTGGTTGACGGTAACTTTGATTCAAGTAATTAAACATCCCACTCACTTGAATTTTTTCAAACAAAACGGAGTTTGCATTCACACCATACATCGTAACTTGTTTGGTTGTATCAGCACTTCGATTCACATTGTTTTGGTCGCTGCGATAAATCAATCCTAATTGAGTTCCTGCGGTTAAATTGTGTTTTGTTTGAAGT